CCTTTATTGAATATTATAATTGTAGGGACAACAACTATATTATGTTCTTTTTGCTTATCAGGGTTAGAAGATATATCTATTCTTTTACCTTTACAATCGCTAAGATTATCCATCCAGCTAACGCTATTAGAGGCGTTAAAACTAGCATTAAACTCTATTACACAAACTCCTTCAATCAATTCTGTAGGTGGAGTAGAAACGTACATTACCGTAGTAAATAAAAATAGCGTAAAAGTAAGGAGTAAGGTTTTCATTAGGAGTTATTTTAGTTCATCAATTTTTCTTTCAATGCTTTTTAAATCAGCTTTTATTTCTATAACGTCTTCTTGGGTTGTCATAATAGTTTGACGGACTAACTGATCTTTCATATCAAACTCCATGCGAGTTATTTCTGGATCGGGAGCTACAGGCAACTCTTTTGCTAATGCTATATCAGCTTGTAAAGCAAACCACATTGCAATTAATGATCCTAATCCTACAACCCCCATCCCTATTGTTTTAAGATCTAGCGTTACTTGCGTTTTTTCTCCAATTTCTTGAGCCATTTTTATAATATTACGTAATTTATTCCCATAGTTGCACTTCCGTAAGGTCTCCCCCAATACTCGTTGTACTTCCCTTCTGTAAAGATACCAAAATGTTTACCAATCTTAGCACCGAAGACAACACCTACGTTATAGTCAACCCATTGACCGCCATGTAGCCTACCGTATGAGTATTCGTAAGCTCCTAGCTCTTTATGGTATGGCATAACGTTCCCCCATGCGTGCAACCAAAAGTCTTTTGAGTAGTGGTAAAAGTCTAAACCTACCGCTGCTGAAAATTGATACTGCTGAGGTAAAGAACGTTTAATATCCCTGTTGTATTGATTAACTATATTCCCGTACCTGTAACGTCTAAACTCCGAATCGGTCTCTGCAACTAAGTTGCCTTCTGGTCCATACCATTCCCAATCGCTCCACTCACCGCTATCATAAACATCGTTGTCGTTTGAATCCATGTACATCCATTGATCCGTATACCCGTAATCATAAGCAAGAAGCCACCATGCCCCGTTATTGGTTGACATCCAATCCGTAATAGGATCTACACCGTATGCAGGGTGTCTACGCCACGCAACCCCTGCGGTAAAATTTAACTTCTTACCAGCTTTAAGTCTAAGTTTTAAAGCGGTCTCTAAATATTTTATATCTGATAACCCGTCCTCCATAAAATCTATCTCTGCTACAAACCTTTTTGAAAGGTGTCTAAGAAAGTATCTTTGATTCTTAGCCTCTCGACCCGTAAGCCTTGCGTCAGAGCGTTCAAATACATACTCGAACCCACTAACATGCCCCACGTTGACTTCCTCCGTCATTGACACCTCAGAACCATCGTAGAAAGCTCTAGCTTTGTTTTCATAGTCAAACCGAGCTAACTTTCTTAAACCAATTGAAAAAGTGTAATTAGGTAGATTATTCATAGGTATTGTAGTAAGCACACCGTCACGCACGGCATACGTACTCTCTTGAACCATAGAGTTTGACTGATTAAACGAAGTGTAAAAAGTGCTGTACTTAAAAAACTTTTTTACAGCTCCTTGACTAAAAACAGTTATCGGTAGAAAGAATAATAAAAATAATAGTTTTTTCATGTTTCTTATGTTGCTAAACGACCACTTGTATTGATCTAATCAATTTGTCAGTTAATATTGTAGAAGAAGCAGCTGGAGGCATTACAGATACAGATGAACTACTTTTTGTAAAATTTGCAACAACGCTGTTGTTAACAGATACGCTAACACTATCATCAAGGGATGTACTTACAGATATACTCATTACTTCTCAAAGGCTTCAGTTATATCTGGATTGACAGTAAACTTCCCTCTTAACACTGTTCTATGAGTATCTAAGCCAGTACTACTAGGTAGTATGTACTGAAGGTCATAAGAGTAGCTCCCAGAAGGAACCTGACTCATAGTCTCCGCAGAAGCCTCTATAGTTACATTACCCACATCGTCTAATGTAGGGGTTTCAAAAGTATTACCCGTAGAGGCAGCAGGAATACTTAGCGTTTCAGTTTTAGATTTAGATTTAACTCTCACTTGATCTTTAGCTGCAGCGTTAGGCGTACCTAAGATTAAAGATGATGTAGATGACCTACCTCTTTTAGTTACGCTTTTAGACTTCACTTGCATTAAAAAAGTATACCCACTTGTAGATAATGTAAGTAGTGTACCTGCAGAATTTTTTAAAGTAATCGTAATAGAAAAGGTATCTCCTTTCCTACACGTTATATTTAATACATCTGAAGTATCTAAGTTTACTGAGCTAGCCATTTTATTCGTTTAATAATGCGTTAATTAGTTTGTTTGAGCTTTCAGGCAACTCATCTCTCTTCCCTTGCCTTTGTGCAATAAGCTTACTTTGATCAGAAGTTTGTTGCTCTAATCTATCGTCTTTACGAGTTTCTTTTAAAACCTCTAGCTTTTCTTTAAATTCCTTGTCATCTTCTTTAAACCCAAGAGTAGCTTGAGCTTTAATAACTTCTATCTCTTTCTTAAACTCATGCCTCATTGCCTCCATCTTCATATCTAGCTGTGATTGCATCTGAATCTTTTGAGACTCTAATTGAGCAGCAGCTTGCATTTCTGAAATTTTAGCTTGTTGAGATTGTTGAGCTATTTGAGCTTGCATCTCTGCTTGCTGCTGAGAATTTTGCATAGCTATCTGCTGTTGTAAAGCCATACGTTTCTTACGTCTGACAACAAGAAGCCTTTCTGCCTGATTAACATCTTTTAATCCCCGAACAGCCATAGCGTCTTCTAAATCTAATTCTTGTTGCTGAAGAGCCATTTGAATATTTTGCTCTAGATAGACTTTATCTTTCTCCTCCATATCTTTCACAACAACCACCCCGAAGTTGTACATAGGGAGATCTTTAAAAGAAGCTAGAGCCTCCATATTAGTATCCCCTATAGCATTCTGGTATACTTTATAGAGAACAGACTCAGCAGGTATAATCTGGATACATTTAACTATATCTTCACATACCTTTTTAAACAAGATCATCGCAGCATTCGTTATATCATATATAGCGTTATTACCTGCGGCTATAGCTTGCTCTTGAACCCCAACTAAAGCATCACCTTTAGGAGAAGAGGAATCCATAGCCTCGTTAATACCTGTTGTATCTCTTATTAATCCTAAATAGTGGTTATATAACCCTATAAGCTCATTGATATTTCTTATACTATTCCCTATCTCTCTAACTGGAGGGTTTTGGAATCCTCCTTCTGGATTTTTACTTCTGTAATAAAAGACACCTGTCTGCTCGTATATATCGTGAAGGTCTAATGGTTGTAGCTCCCCCCCTTTCCCTAACTGCACATTCTCTAAGCCTTCGATGTCTATAATCAATCCATCTGGTTTAGCTTTTGCTATAGCCTGCTGTATCTTTAAGTGAGTAAGCTGAAGCATGTCTGCAAACCCTATGCAACCGTTTACCATAGACTTAGGCATCATGTTGCGGATATTAGTGGCCGTTACAGAATATGAAAGTCTTGCTTTAGATATATCGTGGATATTCTTAGGTACATTCTTAACCTTCCCATACCCAAACAACTGCTCGCACCCTAGTACATAGCTACCACCATAAACGGTAGAAATTTCTAGTTTGTGTGGGGTTCGTTCAAATACGCTATTCTTATTAGGCTGAGCCTCAAAGCCTTTAAAATAAAAACCTGTGTTCCCGTGTCGATTTTCTTTCTCTTCAAAATGTATACAATCTACAGAAATAAACTCGAAGTCTAAAACCTCAACCATATACTCGTCATATCCAAACCCTGTTACCCCTAAAGAATCGTTATAGCTCTTCTTGTTATACCTACTAGAATCATTCCCATTCTTCCCTTTAGATTTTTCCGCTATCTTTTCAAAGTCTGCTTCTGTAAGTTCTTCCCCCGCTATACGTTTTAATTCCTGTATAGAAATCTTTTTTATATGTCCAGCATATATAAGGTCATCAAAGTTAGGGTCTTCTGTATAGCTGTGTATAAACATACAAGGGTCTACATAAGATGTTTTTATCCCCTCGCTTGGATCGTTAGACCTCTTTACTACAGACATACCTAAAGTAGCTAAATCGTTAACACACCTACGAAAGGTGTTGTCTACGAAATTATTCCAAGTTAAAGTAAGTTCCGTTCCAAGTTGTGCAGAAATCTCTCCGTCGCTCTTGATATTTGTTTCAAATAATATTTCGGCTTCTTCAGGGGTGTCTGGGATAGAATCTGGATCCATATCTAATACAATCCCTGTTTTTTCTTTTAACTCTGTTAGCTTCCCTTTTGAAGCCACTTGCATTAACACTTTCTTTTTCTTCTCGTTTTTCTCAGACGAAGATAAAGGGTCTACCGCTTCTAGATTGGGATAAGGATTTACAGATAAAATTTTATTAACTACAACCCTTACAAATTTAGGTAGGATAGGAACTGGAGTGTAATCCATGTTCAACAAAGCTCCGTCAGCTTTATTCGGCTGGAGGGAGTTTAATAGCTGTTTATATATACTTGTGTCCTGAACCCCAATAGCATAATCTCTATCTTTTTCAAAGACTCTATTCCTTTTACCTACTAAAGAGGACTCATCAGTAGTCTTCCCCCATTGAGACTCAATAGCTTTTGCATACTGAATACCATACTCTTTCCCTTGCTTTTTTTCCGTAGACTCTAACGGATCAGGGAATCCTTGCTTACTTTTACTGTTGTTATTGTACATCCTTAAGATATGGTATTTCTATTTAGCAAATATAGTAAATCATCCGATTACTTGATATCTCCTAAAGAATCGTTTTTCAGTTAAATCAGAGGGCTTTTTTGTTTTGGCTTTTTGGGCTCCTAATAGAGCTAATCCAGAGCTAATAGTAAGGTCATATTTAGTTCTATCGTCTATCTTATATCCTATCCAATCCTCTAACGTCTTGTTAAAATACATTTTCCCCATCTCCCCTGTCTCTCTGTTCACCCCTACATGGTCATGTATAAAGGCCTCTATAGCATGAGCGTGAGCTTGGATAATATCTTGAGAGTTAGAAGGAATACCTTTTGTTTTAGACTTTATTGCGCTAGCGGTAAGCAAATGTTTAGGCCTATCCATTAGATAACCATCGTAACCCCTTGACTCAAAGTCCCTTGCTATCCCGTACTTATTGTTCTCAATTAAGATCGGGTAACCATAGAACACCGCCGCCATTAAAACGTCTTCATAGAAAATTTTTGCTAAAGGAGGTCTAGAAGCATATTCTACGACAAACATATTAGACGGGTTCTCTATGTGAAACTTGTTGTATAAGTGTAATGCACCTTTAGAACCTCGTCCGTCTACCGTAGCGTCAAGATCGTATGAGTCTACTCCCCCTACCCCGTAATTTGAATGAGGGGGGATACGTTTACCTCTTTCTGTTTTTTTTTGGTTTCGGAATTCTGCAGGTGGCATCCAAGCAATCTTAAACCTACCTTGAGGATTTGGATTAAAAACTACCTCAGTGTCTTTCATCCCGCCTTTCCATGTAAAGTTTCCAATAACTACTGGGTTCGGGAAGAGCTCATCGTTATATTCTACTTGCTCATATATCTGCCCAATATTAAAAACGCTACCAGATATACTATCTCGGAAGGCTTCATCCTCAGTAAACGGAAACTGTCGTACCACTTCGTTAAGCTCCGAAGCATCGCTTTTTAAAGAATCTCTTTCGTTTTTTAAAAAAGTCTTAGCTCCTGTGTATATATATTCATCGTCTATACCCTCTATAGTTTCCACGGGGTCATCTATAACTGGATAACCGTGTTTATCAAAGAAGCCTTCTAAAGAAGCGTACGCAGGGATAAAGAGTCTATACAACCCTGTTTTAGTCCTCCCATTCTTGTTCCTGGTCAAAGGATCCGAATCTTCCCAAAGATCTTTGTATTGGCTTCCGCCTTTGTCCATTGGATTTACCGTGCTTCCGACTAGAGCCTTCCCTACGATTTTTCTTCCGACGATCAAACAAGTCCTCTGAATCCTCCAAGCTTCTCTTATGTCTGTAGGTCTTTCCCATTTTCCTGCTTCGTCTAAATACAATATGTGAAGTTTCTCACCATCGTATGCGTTATTAGTTGTGTTTTTCCAATTTATAACCGTATTAAGAGCTTCCCCCATTTGAGAAGTTTTATTACTTTTAGTTATTCTTTTTGACGGCTCTCTAAAAGCTAATTCCATACGTGGATTAGTTGTACCGTCTTGTATAGGTTTAAAGAAGAATGGATAGTTTCTAAACATATAAACCACCTTCTTCATAAAGATGTTTTCCTGGGCGTCC